GTGGTTTCGCGCCTCCCTGCCAAGTGAACCGCGAAACCGCTATGTCCCGTGCCTTCCTTGCTTTCGCTCAGATAGCACTTTGACAACCGAAGAAGGTTCGCCGCCCACGAAACCAATCGTGACGAGCGGCAGATGAATCAATTGTAATCGCAGGTTTGTTCTACACAACGTAGAAACGAACGATTTACGGCGTAAAGCTGGTGCTGGTGGATTGGCCCCCGATCGTCACATCCACCACCACGGTGTAGCCCACCGTCGCGCCGCCGATGTTAAACGTGAGATGGCCCACGCCATCCGCGCCGCTCGTGGTCGCACCCAGATCGGTGTCCTTGCTCTTATAGTGCGCCACGGCGGTCATGGCCGCGCCCGTGACCACCTGCCCACCTTGGATGCGCCGCGCGCAGACCGTGGTAAACGAGAAGCGCGATGGGTTGGGAACCGTCATCCAGGCCTGCGCGCCTTCCGCTGGCGCCGGCGCGTTTTGGTCACAGGGCGCCTCGGGCGCCGGGATGCTCGGCTGTTCGGTCGGTGTCGCCGTGGCCGTCGCCGTCGCCGTGGGCGCGGCAGTTGGCGGGATCTCCGCCCGAACGATCGGCAGATAGGTGCAGACGCCGGTCGAGCAGTCCACCGCGGCTGACCCGCTGGCCAATGCGGCGCTGGCAATGAGCAGCGTCACGATTGCCGCGATGAGACCGAGCCGCAGACGCATAGCTGGCCTTTTCATGATCACAGGAACAGTAGAATATGGCTCCCCGACCAGGATTCGAACCTGGAACCTACTGATTTCCTGCGATCACGAAAAAGCCAGCTCATTCACGAGCTGGCTTTTTTGCGTCCCTTTTTAACCTTGACTGAAAACATGGGATTTTCAGCCGTGCGATTCCGCATCCGGGCGCTGATTACTACGGCTATGCGCACGGCTGAAAATCCGCTGGTACGCCTGTTCTAGTCGGTCATCATCATTCCGTAGATAGATGCGCGTGGTTTCCAGATCGGCATGGCCGAGCAGGTCGGCCAGGTCGGTGATCTGGGCGCCATTGTCGATCGCGGCGTGGGCAAAGCCGTGGCGAATGGCATGCAGCGGCGCGCCCTTGGGCAGCGTGATGCGCGCCTCAGCGGCGATGCGCTTCAGGGTCGCGCGCACCAGGTCAGGCGTAATCGGGCCACCGTTGTTCCGCACACTACACCCGCGAAACAGCGGCATGTCTCCGCCGGTCTTGCCCCGCCGCAGCAGCAGATAGCGCGCGAGATGCGCCGCGCCACTGGGCTGCCAGAACACCATGCGGTGCTTGCCGCCTTTGGCCCTGAGCACGCGGGCGCGTTTTTTCTGCGGCTCGACCACCCGATCGGTCAGGTTGCAGAGCTCGCTAATCCGCATGCCGGTCTCGGCGAGCAAACTGATGATCGCCTTGTTCCGGGCCGACTCTTCGGCGCTTGAGTCGCCGCAGGCGATGAGTAATCGCTTAATCGTCGGCTCGTCGACGCTGGGCCGCGGGTCTTCCGGCACGCTCGGCGCGGTGATGCGGGCGAAGTAGCCGCGCTGATCATGCGTGAGCTGCCCCTCGATCGCCAGGAAGCTCCAGAAGGCCCGCAGCGTGCGGTGATAGCTCGCCAGGGTGTTCTCACTCAGGCCGCGCGCGAGTACGGGCCTCCGCGTGCTGCGGGCGTCGCTGTAGGGCACGTAGACATCGCGCAGATAGGCTGCGAAGTCGCGCAGCTCAGCAATCGTCAGATCGGGGATCGCCTGCGGCCGCGTCGAGACGGTCAGCCACCCTCGCCAGACATCGAGCTGGCGGCGATAGAGCCGGAGCGTCCCCGGCGCGCAGTTGGCGAGCCTCCGGTGATCCAGGAACTGAACAAGCGCCGAATCGAGATCCACAACACACTTCCTCCCCACGATGCGCATATTTTGCGCTCATGGCAACAACGTCACAGAACGGGCGATTGGGCTACGCGGACGCGGCAGAGCGCAATCGCGCGGGGTGTGCCTGCGATCGTGAAAGGAGCTTTTGATGAAATGGTGATCTGACAATCGAAAACGGGGTGGGGATCGTACGCAATCCCCACCCTATCACCCCGAAGAAATGGAGTGGACATGGAACATCTTACCACAACACCCGACGTACGCGATCTGGACTGCCTGTATCTCGCCACGATCGGCGGCTGTGACTACTACGAGACGCGCCAGATCGTGCGATCGGATAACGGCGTCCGCAGCGTGGTCGGCCTGGCCAGCGACTGGCCAATCATCCAGCGCGACGTACGGATCCGCGAGCTGACCGCGCTCTTGGTCGCCAGTGAGCGCCGATCGGTTGAGGCCGATTGCCACGTCGCCGAGCTGCTCGCGCGCCTCAGCGCCTATGAGGAGCTGTTCGCCGTGACGCCGATGGCCGCCGGCGTCGAGGTGGTCGAGGTGGCGCGAGACGACGGCAAGATCCCGTGCGACCATCCCGACTGCCTCGACTGGGTGAAGCCGCGCGGGCTGGCGGCCCACAAGCGCCAGGCGCACGGCATCAGCATCACCGGCGCACTCAGCGCCAGTAAGGCCGCGCTGGGTGCTGATAGCGCACCGCCCATGCGGCGCAAGTGCCCGTACTGCAACGAGCGCCCGAAAGTGGTCGGTCTGGACGCGCACATCAAACGCAAGCATCCCAACGAGGCGCTCGCGTCCACGGACGCCCCGCCGATCGCCATCGCGCCCATCGAAACCCCCTGGCGCTGCGCGAGCTGCGGCGGCGACGCGCACGCCCGGTCGCTGAAAGACCCCAATCTGTGTATCCGCTGCGTGGTCGCGCACGCTGTGCCGCTCACGAACGGCCACCTGGCGGCCGCGTGAGCCGCGCAGACAAGGAGACAACCAATGACCACGCTTGAAGCGGCGATCTGCGATCGGATGGATCGCGGCATGTTGTTCGAAATCTACTGCGCCGCCTACAGCGCAGGCCAGGGCGTCCCCGACCCGACGCCGCATAGCGATTCGATGCGTCAGTTGCTGTGGCTGCTCGCCGATCGGCATCGTGAGACATGCCCGCCGCGCCATCTGGACGACATCCCCGGCTGGCTGTTATCACTGGCGCAGCAGGCCGAGACGATCGAGCCGCAAGAGAACGTCGACGGGTGGCCCGAATGAACACATACGAAACGCCGCCCGACGACGGCCCCGGCGACGATTGCCCCGACCACGGCCCGTATGGAGATGATGAATGCCCGAAGTGCTGACGCGCCCACGATCGGCGCGATGAGCTGGCCACGACTGCCGCCCGCCGCCGGCCCCGACCGCCGGCATGCTCTGGACATGCAATCAGCCGCCCAATGCGATCACGGCGCGGGCGGCTGATCTGAACCCCCTAGGAGATAACCGATGGAAGGATACCACGAACCTACGACGCTGACAAGTAGCGCTCGCCCGCTCAAAGCCTACGAGTTTATCAGCACGCCCCCGATCCAATTGATCTTGGATGCCATCGCCGCGCACTGCGGCGTCGGCGGCACCATCCGGCCGGGCGTGCGCCGACTCGCCGCATGGGCGAACTATGCCAGCGCCGGGCGCATTAGCCCGTTGCTTGACCAGCTGGCCAGCGATGGCTGGATCTCCTATGACCCGTCAACCGGCCTGATCACGCTCCTCGAAGATCCGAACGGCGGATCGATCACGCCGCGTGATCGCTGGATTGCCGATGCGGCGGACGATGCAGAGTCCGCGCCGATCACGCGGCGTGATCGCGATGAATCGCACTCTGATGCGGAATACGAATCGATCACGGCCCGTGATCGATCGGCGCCGCGCATGGAAGATCATGTCTTAGTAGCAGCAGCAGAGTCTGACTCTGAGTCTGCTGCTGCTAGATATAAATTACCATGCAGCGTCGAAACGATCACCGAACGTGATCGCTCCGCCGCGCTGCTGCTGGCCGAGCTGGGCGCCGACGACGTGATTATCGCCGATGCGCTGGCCGCCCGGCCCGATCTCACCCCGGAACAAATCCGCGCCAGCTGGGCGCATTTCGAGCCGCGCATCAAAGCCCAGCTGTGTACCGCTGGCGCATTCTTCTCGACAATCCGGCGCGGCCAGCTGCACGCCGCGCCGCCCGACCCGCAGCGCCCGCTCGATGTGGCGCGATACGCCGAGGATCCGGCCTACCAGCTCGGCAGCCAGGCGCCGCCACAGCGCGAGTCGATCCGCGACCGCGCCCTCCGGCTGCTCGGGCCGTGGACGGCTGAGAACCACCAGGCCATGGTGCGCAACACGATGTTTTTGCAGGGCCGGCTCGGGGCTGGCGACACCGATGCAGAGGCGCTCGCCGCGCTGGCCGACTACCGCACGGCGGTGCGCCGATGAAGCCACGTGATCTGATTGCCACGGTCGCCGCCACGTTCGACGTGACGCTCGCGGACGTGCTCGGCCAGAGCCGTATGCGCCATGTCGCCGAGGCGCGCCAGGCGGCGGCCTGGGTGCTCAGGCGCGCGATTCCGGCCATCTCGCTGGAGCAGATCGGGCGGCTGTTGGGCGGGCGCGACCACACAACGATCATCCACAGTCTGGCCCAAGTCGAGCGGCGCTGTGCAGCCGATCCGCAGCTGCGCGCGGTGCTGCACAGCCTGCTGCCACAAGCGCCGCTGGTCACGCACCCGCGCGTGCCGCTCGACCAGGCCGGGAGCGCATGGTGGGTGGCGCAGAGCCGCGACAGCTTTTTTGTGAGGGCTGCATGACCAAGCCGAAAACCCCCTGGCGCTGCCAGAAGTGCGGCGGCCTGGGCAAGATCATTCCGCGCGCCGCGCCGCGATCGAAGATCTGCGCCTGGTGTGACGACGAGCTCAAAAAAGCTGGCCAGCGCTGGTGTACGACCGGGCGGCACGGATCGGCCGATTGGACGGCGGGCGCGGCCATGTGCCGGGCCTGTCAGCGGGCCGCCAACCAGGCCTACCGCGCGGATCCCGCGCATCACGAAAAGGCGATCGCGGAAAGCCGCGCCTACCACGCCGCGCACTACGCGGAGCGGATCGCCGCCAATCGCGCGTACTACCAGGCCCATCGGGCGGAGCTGCTCGACAAGAAGCGCGTGTACTACCAGGAGAAGCGCGAGCTGCTGAAAGCCAAAGCCCGCGCACACCGGCCGCACATCCCGGCCTGGTCGCGCGAGAAGGCGCGCAATCGCCAGCGCGCCAAGCACCAGATCTACCACCACAATCATAAGCTGAGTATGCGCCGGCGCTGGCTGGCGCGTTTGCGAGGCGCCGCATGAGTCTCGCAACGATCTATCTCGATCTGTGGCGCACGGCGCAGGAGACCGGCCAGGACGTTTCCCGCGAGCTGCACAGCGGCGCCAAGCTGGCCGTGCGGGTGAAAGACAACGTGACCACGCTGACGATCGCGCGCAAGACCAAGCGCGTCGGCGACGTGGAGATCAAGACATTCGTGCGTGATTGCGGCGTGCCTGATGGGGCCGCGCGCTATCCGCCTTCAGAGCAAGGGCAACGGCGCGACGCCGACGGCGTGTGGTGGTATTTCGTGGCCTATCGCTGGGCGGAAGGAGTCGACCAATGACCATCACCCGCTCGCATCTCATCCGCCAGTCCGCCGGCGTCGTGCGCGTGCTGCGCCTGGTGTGCGCGGACGGCCGCGCGTGGGCTTTAGCCTACGAGGTCAGCCCGCACGAGGATATGTGCCGCGTGTGCGGATGTACTGAGATTTTCGGATGTCCGGATGGCTGCTCCTGGGCGAATGCCAGTCATACAATTTGTACCAGGTGTCTGGAGAAGGAGTTGCTGCCATGAGCAAGGGCCGAAAGGTTCCCCCGCCACAGCCCGCATTCGATCTGCCGACGTTCCTGGCCGAGCGGGAAACCGCGCTGCTCAGCATGGATGAGCAGCATATCCGCGCCTTCTTTCAGAAGTATAACGGCAATGCCGGCCCGGCCGATAGCGAAACGTTTTGGCGCGGCATCCATAAAGCGCGCACGGCGCTGCAAACACTCCCGATGGAGGCGCGGCAAGAGTCGAAGCGATGGTTGATCGCTCACGGATCAGAGCCGATGGATGATGGAGACATACCGCTATGAGCAAAGGCCGCACACCGCCGCCCGCCCCGATCGACCACGCCGCCGCACTCCGCGATCGGCTGGGCAAAGCGGCATATACACAATGGCAGCGCGAGACGGGTGAGCTGCCCAGTTGGGAACAACTGAGCCATGCTGAGCGTGTTTCCTGGCAGATGATCGGCCAGGCCGTGATGGATGTCATCGTGGACAAAGGCGATCGGCGCGGCGAATTCGCCGTGTCATCGATCTACGGCTACGCCAGTCAAAAGCCATACGTGAACATCGAAGTCAGCATGTCGCCGACGCAGGTTACGCCGGCCAAAGCGCGCGAAATGGCGCTCATGCTGCTGGAGAGCGCGGATGCGAGCGAGAGCGACGCGGTGCTGATCGGCTATGCCAGGGATGTCCTCGATCTGGACGAGCGCGGCGCGGCGCAGCTGCTCAATCAGCTCCGCCAGTATCGCGACAAGCAGATCGGCCAGGAGGCGAGAAGCGCATGACCACTGACACGATCGATGCGCCAGCCGATCTGTACGCGCTGGCGCAAGAGGAACAATCCGCGCTTGATCGCTGTGAGGCGGTGATCGCGCGCGGCGTCCAGACCTTTATCGAGGTTGGCGAGGCACTAACGGAAATTCGCGACAAGCTGCTCTATCGCTTCAGCCACAAAACCTTCGATCACTACTGCAAGGAGAAGTGGGGAATCGGCCGCGCTCGGGCTTACCAGCTCATGGACGCCGCGCCGATCGCGCGTGAATTGTCTACCCGGGTAGACAATCCGCCGGCGAACGAGAAGGAGGCGCGGGCCGTCGCCAAGTCCGCGCCCGCCGATCGCCCGCGCGTGATCGAGCGCGCGACGGAGATCGCCGGCGGCGAACCGCGCACGGCGAAACATATCCAGCAGGCGGTAGCCGAGATCGCCGCGCCTTTTTGGCAATCCATCGACGCGCACCATCCGACGGCGCACCTCTGGAGGCGCGAGCGCCCCGATCTACTGAAATCGGCGTGTGGCATGTTCATCCAGAACCGCCTGCCCAGCGGCAGCACGGAGGCGGGACATTGCAGCAGCTGTGTGCGCGCGACGTGGCCGCAGGCCAAAGAGCAACCGAAGATTCCTGAAGTCGCGCCCGAGCTGCCGCCGGAGTTTGCGATCGTCCAGCGGCGCTTTGCGGCACATGGATGGAAGCTGATTCGGCATGGCGTATGGTACAAGCTCAGTCAACCAGATGGGACGCTGCACAATACCTATCCGACAATCGAGGCGCATGCCGCGACGCTTGAGGTATTGGATCGGGCAGCCGCCAGGCAGGGCGCCGCGCCGACGTTTGACCAGCAGTCCGACCGACAGGATCATATCGCCAAAGAGCAGCGCGATCGCGATCGGATCAGCACCGCCCGCGCCAACATCGGCGTGGGCAACATCGGCGATGCGCGGCGGATTCTCAGCACGATCGAGGTTTCGACATGGGAGCGCGATCAGCTGCTCTGTCAGATCGCGCGGGGGGCGGCGCTGGCGTTTCTGGGCGATCAACGCGCGCGGCTGAAGCACTTCAGTGCGGCGGCGATGATCAGTCAGACGACCTTTACGCAGGCGCTCGATCACATCGAGGCGCTGCTTAATTACGTGGTGACCGAATGAGCGAAGAGATCGCCAGCGCCGATAGCCTGCTACGCGAGATCGCGCGGCTCAGTCGCCAGATCGGTGAACAGCACACGACGATCGGCTACCAGGACGCCATGATCGCGCGCCTCCTGAACGCACTGAACGCGATCGATCGGCACATCGTCGGCGCGTGCGAAGCGGGTTCCAGCGGCATGCCGGAGCCGTGCGAGGAATGCGGCGAGATGCGAGAGATCGCCAGTGGGGCGCTGGTGGCGATGAAGGAGAGATGAGCGAATGAACGAACAACCATCCGACCGCGAGCAATCCCGCCAGTGGGCACAAGCGCTGCTCACGCGCGACGAATTTGTCATCCTCGACTCGGAGACGACCGGACTCGGCGGCACAGCCGAGATCGTCCAGATCGCCATTATTGACCCGCAGGGCCGCGTGCTGCTGGATACGCTGGTCAAACCGACCCGTCCGATTCCGATGGACGCCACTGCGATCCACCACATCACGGATGCGATGGTCGCGGACAGTCCGACGTTCGCAGCTATCGCCCCGCAGCTGCGCGAGCTGCTCGCCGGCGAGACGGTCGTGATCTACAACAGCGCCTTCGACGTGCGCATGATGGAGCAGAGCGCACAGGCGTGTGGGTTGACCTATGAGATCCCGATCTTCGCTGGCGAGTACAAATGTGCGATGGAGGAGTATAGCCAGTGGGTGGGGGAGTGGTCGGAATATCACGGCAACTATCGCTGGCAGAAGTTGCCCGGCGGGGATCATACGGCGCTCGGGGATGCGCGGGCGTGTCTCGCGATCGTCAAGAAAATGGCCGGCCATCTCAACAGCAGCATCACGGTTCCGGCGATGGATGACGAGCTGCGCGGGTACGCGCTGCACCACAGCAAATTCTACAAGGACGGCGACTACAACGTGACGCACGACTCGCCGCTCACCGATGCGCTCTCGGCATTCATCGCCGATCTCGTGGGCAGCTACAGTGATCGCCACGGCAGCATGGAGCGCGAGCGCCTCGCGAATGACTGGTTTACCGCATGGCGGCGCGATCTCGGCTGGCGCCCGATCTATGAGCCGCAGAAGAAAGGAGAAGAAGTCCCATGACCGCCCGCCCCCACCCCTCCGGCGCGGATCATTACAGCCGGCGCACGCCGGAGCGCATCAAACGCGGCCCGGCCAGCCATGCGGCAAAGCTTTGCGCGGATGACATCGCGCGGCTATATCGGTATGCCGATGCGGGCTGGCGGTCGTTTGAACTGGCGAGTCATTTTGGCGTGAGTCGCATCACGATCTGGCGCCACCTGAAAGCGCGTACGACGTTTCACGTGAAAGAGTAACACGACAAACATCAGCGCGCGGCGGGCGGCCGAACTCCCGCCCGCCGCGCATCGCTGAACTGCAATGCGAACTCATTGCAGCGGTGCCATTGTAGCACTGCTGCCCATCAGAAAGGCTGTTCTACCATGGCACATCGCTCCCCATCCCGCCGGCCCGACGTGGCCCGCCCGCCGCGCATTGCCGTCGCGCTGAGCTACATCCTGACCATCACCTTCATCATCGTTGGGATCGGCATGCTCATCCTGATCGCGCCGATCATCGCCGCCAACTACACGGGACATGCCAGTCCTCTGGCGCTGCCCACAGCCGCGACGGGCGCGATCGGCGGGCAGGCGCCGCCATCGGTGCGCGGCAGCTACCCGGACGCGCCGGCCGCCACCCCGATCCCGGGCATTGCCCAGAGTGCGGATGAGGCGCAGCGGATGTACCAGGCGACCGCACAGGCGGCTTCTGGAGCGCCCCAAGCGGCCACCCCCGTGCCATTTGTCCCGGCGGCCGCCCCGCTGCCGCTGAACAGCGCCGGACAGCCCGTGATAGACGAAACACAGCAGCAGCAGCTCGACCTATCGGCGCAAATGGCCGCCGATGAGCAGCAAGCGGCGTTGCGGGCAGCCCAGCTCGCCGACGCGGCCAGCCGCGCGCCCGATGTGTCCTACACCGACGCACAAGCGCTGCTCCACCGCGACCCGTGCCATGTGCCGCGCGCCGATCCGGCGACGTGCGCCAGGGGATTATTTAAGCCCACGCCGGTGCAGCCATGAGCAACGTTCGCAGCGAGCCGCTGAAAAGCGCCCCGCGCCCGGCGGCCGGCGGCTGCGCCATCCTGCTCGGCAAGGCCGGCATGTGGCTGGCTGTCGCATCATTCGGCGGGATCTTCTGGGCGGTCAATGGCGGGTTCAGCGTGATCGGCCTGGGCGTGCTGGCATCGGCGTTCAATAGCGCCGGCGCGCTGTTCTGGGCGGCGGTTTCGAGCTGGACATTTCCCGTGCCGGTGATCGTGCCGGGGCTGCCGACGACTCAGCCGGTGATCCCCTGGGTCGGCGTGATTGCGGCCAGCCTGTTGCAAATTAGCGTGGCCTGGCTTAAACTGGGTAAGCAGCCTATTCCCTGGCAACTACTGATGGTCGCGGCGCTGATGAGCGTCTACGATTACGCCACGACGTTTTTCGGCCTGGGGACGATCCCCTGGCTTGAAAAGGGCGGGCCGATCCCCGCGCTGCTGATCGCCGTACCGCTGACGTTTGCGTTGGAAGTCTCGATCGGCTACGCGCTGAAAAGGAGATAGTCATGTTTGGGATCAACCCCGGATTGGATGCAGTGTGGGCGGGGATCTGGTTCGGGGCGATCCTGATCCTCTATTTTTACCTGTCGCATATCGAAGAGGACGGCGGCCCGTCACGTCTCGCGCGCTGGCGGGCGGCGTTCGTTATGTCACGCGATCGGCGCGCGGCCCGCCGCGAAAAAAGCAACGAAGATCCGGCTTTTTCGCAAACAACAACAACGCCCGCAACGAGCAACGATGCATTGCAATCAGGTGCAACAAACAGCAATGCGTTGTTGCTCGGGCAAGCGCGGGCGTTGGCCGCAATGGTCAATGCGGGGAAAATCGGCGAGACTGAGGGTATCAAGTTGGTGTTCGGCGTGTCGCCGTCGTCGACAAACGCACGTTACCAGGCCGCGCGATCGGCGCTGAAAGCTGAACTGGCGAAACTCGATAATCCCTATCCCCAGCGGACTGAGGAGCAGCGGCGCGCGAGAGAAGCGTTAGGACTGAAATAGCCTCGCGCGCACATCGCCCCCGGCCAACGATGGTTGGGGGCTTCACTAACCCCACCACCCCAGCACATCCACGAAGCCCTTGGCGATCGGCCCGTTCTCGGTCTTGATGAGCAGCGTTCGGTTGGCGGCGGCTGAGATGATCCCGCTTTCATAGGCGCGATTCTCCACGCCCAATCCGGTCACGGTCAGCATCGCCGCCGCCTGGAGGTTCGGGTCGGCGACCTGCGGCCCGCAGCGGAAGATGATCCCCGGCAGCGCATCGAGCGACAGGCGCACGTTCAAGGCGGAGCAGACCGGGATGCCCAGCGGCGCGAGATTGACCGTGACACTGTTGTCAAAGCCATCCTGATCAACAAACACCCGTATGCTGCCATTGGGCGCCCCATGGTAGGCGCCCGTTTGCACCTGCACGGCGCCTGGGACACGCGCCGGCGGGCCGGCGGGCCGGATACTCGATCCTTCCCACGACGACCAATACATCCATCCGTCATGCGCAATGTCCAGCCAGCCGCGCCCGGTTCCGGCGCCACTGATCGGGACATGCACGAGTGCGCCGTTTTTGAGGACGAAGATCGAGAAGTACAGCGGCCCGCCATCCTTTTTCGCGCAGCAGCCGAGGTGCCAGATGGACGCGCCGTCCAGCGCCCAATTCATGGTCGCGCCACCGTAGGCCTCAACCGCTTGCGCCTGCGGCCCAGCAACGTCCGTTGTGCCGTCTTCGAGCTCCCAGCCATGTGGGAGTGTCAGCAATGATTCACTCATGTTGGCCTCACATCTCCTGTGCTCATCTGTATCGCGTAGAGAGCTACTGACGCCGTGCGTCTTTCGCGAGCAGCGCCTGCACGCTCGGCAGCGGCGTCAGCGGCTCAACCGTCAGTGTGCGCGCGATCAGGTCACAGCTCGTGCGCGCGATCCGGAAGCTGCGAATCTGGTCAATGTCGACCGAGACCGTCGGCGGCAGATTGCGAATCACGATCGTGTCGCCCGCTCTGGGCAGCCACAGCGGCACGCGGCCGCCGACGCTGTTGTAGACCGCGCTGAAGGTCAGGCCAAAGCGCGGCGGCGGATCGGCCGTATCGTTCAGACTCGCGTCGCGCTGCACATTCGCCTGGGTCAGGCTGGTCGTGCGTGTGCTGACCGCCTGGGTGCGCGTGATGGCGTGCGACGCCACGCTAGCGGCGTCGGTCGAGACTGCGCCTCTGAGCGTGCGACCGCTCGCGTCCTGATAGACCGCGTAGGCGCTGTTGAACAGCTGATTGAGACTGCGCTGCACCTGAATGGCCGTCACATCCACGTACCAGGTTTGCGCCACCGCACCCGCCACGCGATAGTACAGCGTTCTCAGCCCCGTAACGCCCCACTCCCACTGATTGGGGATGGTCGCATTGTCCCCCAGGCCGATCAGCCGATCGAGAATCGCGCTCGGAGCCTGGTCTTCGTAGGATTCATCGAACAGATCGAGCGCAGGCGACGTGACCTGGCTGGTGTCAGGCAGCAGCTGCGTGCTGTTCAGTGTAGACACGGCGCTGACCATATCCTTGACAATCTCGTCGGCGTAGACGACGAACGACTGCACCGTGACGCCGATGCCCTCACCAGCCGCAAAGTCGGCGACAAACTGCGTGCTATTCAGCACCTGCTTGACGATCACGCTCTCGCCGCCGGTTCCAATGCCGCCGGCGATGAACAGCCGCTGCCCGACGTACATCCGCGCGGTGCTGCCGACGGTGGCGGTCACGTTCGCGCCGGCCAGGTGCGCGACCGTAAAGGTCGTGTTGACCATGTTTGCGGTTGAGGTCACCAGGCGCAGATTCGTGACGTGAAAGAAGTTCGCGCCGGTCTCGCCGGCGTACACCGCATCGGCGGCGTTGAAGTCCATGAAGAAGCTGACGATCTTGGCGGCCGCAAAGGTCACGAAGATCGACCCGATCGTCGTGCCGGCGCCGGGGGATATAATCCAGGGTACGGCGATCGTCACAAAGGCGGCGGTCTGGGTGATGATCCCGACGCGCCAGTTCGCCGCCGGCAGGGCGGCGACGTAATCAAACTGCGCGCCGATGATGTCGCGCGTGCCGCCCGAGGGCGGGATGAAACACATGTACGCCTGCTTGGCCGCGCCGGTCACGCCAAACGTCGCGTTCTTCTGCGGCGCAATCGACACGCGGTTCTGGGTGTCGAACGTGTAGCGATCGGGGGTGGCCGTGGCGATCTCGGTCGCGATAACCGGGCGAAAGTCGCCCACCCGCGTGCTGCTCCAGAGCGCCGTGTAGCGCGCGTCGCTGAGTGCCCGCTGGTAGCCGAACGCGGTCATGTCGAGCCCGTCGCCATGCACCGCGACGTCTTCCACGCGACCCTGAAACGGCGTCGCCGCGCCGTCGGTGATGATCGCGTGCGGCGTGCCCGCGCGGTCGTAGCGCTCAAACGCGCTGGTCATGCTCGCCTTCGCCGAGAGTTGCAACGCCTCGTCGCCGTGCAAATTGCTCGACATGATCGCCCGCGTCAGGCGACTCGTGAGGTCGGACTGCGTGTTCAAGCCGGGCGTATCCTGGATGGTGAGCGTGAGTGTCATAGCTTCACTGCGGCAGCAAAAACGGCGCACGCCGCGATAAGGCCAGCGTGAAGCTGATCGCCGCCGCGGCGGTCGTGTCCCACGGGCGCCAGAATGTGCCCATGGTGGTCAACCACATGGCGGTCATCACCGCTTCCTTACTCACGAGATACGGATCGCCATTGATCGGCCACGGCTCGTCGGTTCCGCCGGTCGCCTCGCGACCAATCACCCCCGGCGCCACTTGGGTCAGGTTCTGCGGGTCGTAGACCACGCTAAGCGGACTGGTGGCGACAGCGCCCGCAAACGGCGTGTAGGCGGTCGGGTCGATGATTGTTGCGATGGCCCGCGCGTCATGCGCGTTATTCAGCGCGATACAGACCACCACGTCGATGTCGAAGGTGCTGTTGAACCAGTCCACGTTGACCTGCACGCCAGTGGCCGCACTGCCACTCGGCATGTCGATAATGCCGAGAAACACCGGCTGCGGGATGCCGTTCACGCCGAAGTACGTATCATCGACGGGCACGATCGGCCCTAAGACCGGCGCGCTGTTACGAAAGAGCTCCGCCTGCATCGTGTTCGCGCCCGTCGGCACAGCGTTGATCCGAATCGTCGCAAAGACCGCCACCTGATAGGCATTTGCTGCAAATGGCGCGCTGAAGGCCTTAAACAACTGCGCATGCGCCGGCGCAGCCGACAGCCGCATGACGCTGCCATTCGAGGCGTGCGCCGCCGCGTCGGCGGTGCTGGTGGCCGTGCCGCCGCCCGTATTCGTCATCGTTTCGGCCTCGATCAGCTCGATCCGGTTTTGCGGCGCGATCAGCAGGTAGCCCAGCTGGAGCGCCAGGATCGATCGGTTGAGCGGCCCGGAGAGCGTGGCCACCATCGGCGTCAAATGGTCGACCGCGCCGGCCGCAAAGGTCGCGGTCAGCACGCTCGGCATCGCGGCGGTATTCGAGGTCGCACTCTGCGTGGCGCCCTGAAACAGCGGGCCGCGCACGAACTGAATCGTAATGTTTTGGATGACATACTTGCCGAAATGCTCGTGCCAGATCGGCGGCAGACTCAGCCCGGCCGGCGCCCCCGCCGCACGCCCGCGCACGAGCGCGACCACGGGACTGGACAAGGTCGAGTCCTGCGCGACGGCGCGGATCGTGACCGCCGACACCCGCTCGCCCTGCCACCAGCGAAAGGATTGCTCCAGCAAGGTCTGGAGCTTGTCGGCAGCGGTGTAGGCGAGCGCGGCGGTCGTGCCCATGGCATGCACGGTGATCGTGTCCGTCGCCACGTCATACGGCCCCTGCCCGCCCAGCAGGCTCTCGCGCAGCGGCGCGATCTGCGGCGCATAACTGACCAGGGCATAGCTGATGTTGTCGGTCAGCTCCAGCTCGGTCACGCCGTCGGTGATGGACAGAAAGCTCAGCATCAGCCCACCCCCACCCGCATGCGCACGTCCGCTTGCCGGCCCTCAGCAGCTAAGCCGGCCTGCACCCCGCGCGTGATGTCGGCGACGGTCAGGCTCGACCCGCGCGCGTCGACATTGATGATCGTCTGCGATGCGACCCCGCCCGCGCCGCCCCTCCCGCCCAGCTGCATCAGGCTGGGCATCGCGCTCCGGATGGCCGCCGTCGGCGTGACATAGCTATTGGTCTGCGGGGTCACGATCTCCGGCCCTCTTTCCCCCACCAGGTAACTGTCCATCGCCTGCATCGACCCGCCCGCCGCCTTGCCGCCCCCGTCGCCGCCTCCGCTGTCGCCGCCCTGTTCGCCATGCCGCTGATCTTTGTAGCCTTTTTCTTGGTAGGTCGTCGTCACCGTGGTGTTAATCTCTTTGGGGATGTTCTCCAGGCTCTGGATATAGTTGTCGGCGTCGGTTTTGCCCTGCACAAAGTTGTTGGTCTGCTTCGCCACATATTCTTTGGCATAGTCGTCCATCGCCTTCTGGGTGTCTTTGGCCGACTGCTGCTCGTCGCGCAGCTTGCCGATCAGGCCGTCGATCGAGCCGCCCGAGTCCTTGGCGCTGTCGTCGATGTGCTGCGCCATCCGCAGGAAGGTGGTCGCGGTCGAAGACTCTTGGAGCCCGTACTCTTTTTCCAGCGCGGCGGTGATCTCGGCCGCCTTGTCTTTGCTGATATTCCCCAGCTGGGCCTGGGCCACCGTGTAGTCGATCAGCATCTGGCCCAAATGCTGGGTCTGCGCCGACTGCTGGCGCGCGTAGGACTGCGCCGCCGCGCCCTCCTGGTCAGCGTAGGACTGATTCACCTGCGCGATCTGGTCGTCGATGCCCTTTTTCTGCTCTTTGGTGGTCGCGTCCTGCTTTTTGGCCTCCAGGTCGGCGATCTTCTGCGCGTGGTCGCTCGCGCGCTGCTCGACCGACGACGAAAACTCGCTGTAGCTGGTCGCGTACTTCTGCACCGCGTCCTGGCCGTCCTGGAAGGTCTTCTCGATCTTCTTGCCCAGGTCTTCGATGTCTTTGGCGGTCAGCGCGGTCTGCGTGCTGAGTCCACTCTCGGCGCTCTGGAGGTTCGCGGCCTGGTTGGTCGCGGTCATGGTGTGCGCGGTCTGCTCGATGAGCGCCTGCGACACCTGGTTGTAGGCGGCGGTCACCTGCACCAGGCCGTCGCGGTGGGATTGGATGGTTTTGAGCTCCGCGTTGTACTGGTCTTCCGAGAGCATCCCGGCCGCCATACGCTTGCCCAGGCTCTCGACCTCGCCCTGGATCTGGTCGCGCAGCACCTGGATGGTCGCGGCGTAGGGCTCAAGCGCTTTTTTCGCCTCGCCGGTCTGGGTGGCGTAGTCCTCGATCGCGAGCGTTGAGGCCTCCCACCAGGGCTTGGCGTTCAGCAGCTCCTGGGTCGCGGTCTGCACCTTGCCGATGAAGTCGTTATAGGCCAGCACGACCCCGCCGACCGCGACCGCGATCAGGGCGTAGGGCGCGAGTGCTGCCATGATCGCCGCGGCGTTGGCGTAGAACGCGGCCGCCTGGGCGGCCAGAGCCGGGATGCTTTCAATGATCGCCGGGATCGCGCTCGCGGTCTGGACAAGCGCGTAGGCGACCAGCGCCGCGGTCACGCCGGTGAGGGCTGGGATGGCGAGGGTCTGGGCGGTTCCGGCGAACTTTGCCAGGAAGGTCTCGCCCTTCATCGTTGCGTCGGCGTAGTCGGTGATCGCGTTGATGCCCGTGGCCAGCACGTTGACCAGCTTGGTCAAGACAGGCAGCATGGCCGTGCCGACCGTGATCTGAAAGGCCTCGACGCTGCCCATCATATTGTCGACCGCGACGTTAAAGCCCTGCTGCTTCTTGGCGGCCTGCACCGCGGCCGATCCCGCTTTGGCCATCTCCTCGGCCATGTGCTGATAGCCCTCGGCCCCGGCGTCGGCCAGCATGCCGGCGGTGCGAATCGCGTCACTGCCAAAGGCGGCATTCAAGGCGGCGCTCTTCTGGGCCGCGCTCATGCCTTTCAGGCTGTCTTGGAGCAGCTGGGCGGCCTTGTCCATCCCGATGAACGCGCCCTGGGCGTCGTAGAACTTGGACGTGCCCTCGGCGGTCAAGAGATTCAGATTCTTGAAGGCCGCGGCCTGGCTGTCGGTGGTCGGTTGCAACCGGGTGAGGAAGGTCTTGAAGCTGGTGCCCGCGTCGGCCGCGCTGGAGAAGCCTGACGAAATCAGCGCCATCGATGTCACGGTCTCGCGAAACGACAGCCCGGCGATGTCGGCCGACTTGCCGCTGTTCGCGAGCCCCAGCGCCAGATCGTCCACGTCCACGGTCGAGGCGTTCGCGGCCTGACTGAGCAGATTGACCGAGTCTTTGAGGAAGGCGGCCTTTTCGGTCGCGCTGGCCGACTGGTCGACCCACACACCCAGCTGCTTACTGGCAATCTCGGCCGCCTGCGCGATCGACACCTCGCCGGCCGCCGCCAGGTTCAGCACGTCGCGCAGGCCGCCGGCGGCGATGGTGGCGGGATCGATCCCGCCCTTGGCCATCTCGATCGCGGCCTGTTGGACTTCGGCGGTCGAGACCGGCAACTCACGCCCGAGCGAAATGAACAGATCCTTGAACTGCTCCAGCGACTGGCCGCTTTCGTTCAGTGACGAGCCGGTGACCGAGGCGAAGCGGTTCATGCCGGACTCGAAATCGCCACTCACGTTGATGGTGTCGCCGACGAACTTCAGAATAGCCCGTCCGGCCTGCTCGGCGGCGTTGGTCAGCAGCACGCCGACTTGCCGCGCCGCGCCGACCGCGACTTGTTGTAAGCCGCTCAGCCCTTTGGCGCCATCTGCGGCATCATCACCAAGCTGATCGAGCGCTTTACCGGCCCCACTGGCGCTATCGTCCATGTGGTTAATCGCAGCCACCGCAGGCGCGGCGGCGCTGGCCAGCTTGGTCTCAGCCGCCGCAACTTGCCCCAGCGTATTGAGATAGGCGTCAGCGCCCTGCGCGACGAGATCGATTCCGACCTGTTCCAGAGCCATGGTGAGCCTTCAAACTTTGCGCGTAGTGATCGACCGCAGCAAAGCGCATCTCGATCCGGTACTCCGCCACGATCAGGGCCTGGCTGTCGCTATCCAGCGGGTCAAACTGTTCCCATGTGTACCCGCGCCAGCGCGCCGCCCGCAGCAGCTCGTAGTCAGCGCTAAAGCCCATCACGCCCGCTGGCGGGTCAAGCGATGGGCTGAAGAGCGGCTTCCCCTGGTAGGTCGGCTGGAAAGGCGGCGATATGCGCTTGGATCGCCGCCTCCTGCGGAGAAGAGCGTTCGAAGATCGCTTTCAGCAGATCCGTCCAGTCGTCGTCGCTCCCGACGCACACGAACGCGACATACACGTAGTGGTCATCAAAGGCGCTCAGATCCACGCCCTCAAGCGCCATATCCGCGCGCACCGCCGCCACCGCTGCGGCGTCGACCGCGCACACCACGCCGCGTCGGATGGCCAGCCGCTTCAGGCGCAGGCCGGTCTCCTCGTTGACCTTTTCATTCCAGGCCCGCCGCAAGTCCTGATAGATCGGGTGCGCAGGATTCGGGATGGTCACACTACCATCGCCATAGTCGACCGTCGAGGTCGGCGGCTGCGGCTCCGCAAACCCCGCCGCCTGCGTGACCTGGCGGCGGGTCTCGGCGCGCAACAGGCTACTGACCTTCCGAATCTGCACGCTGCGCCCGGTGTCCTGAAAGGTGTGGTCATACAGCGTCTCGGGCGGCGGCGTGCGGCCGTTCTTTTGCGACATCGATGCTCCCTTACAGGATCGGCGCCTGCCCGATCAGGATAATGCCGTCGACCAGACCGCCGCCCAGCCCCGAGATCGCGATGTTGTTGGCGGCGACCATCACATCCGGCACGCGCGGCACGGCCAGCCGATTGGCGCGCCCGAAGGTCGGCAAATTGCCCGGCAACCTACTGGTGTTGTTCTCGCCCCACAGCGCGCCGCCCATCACCGTCGCAAACAGCGCGGCGGTGGGCCCGGTGCGCGTCGCGGCGATATAGCCCGCCTCTGCGGTCGGCCAGACAATATCCTGGATCGCCGTCAGCGCCGCGCCCGGCAGTACCTGTTGCGTCCAGCTGGCGCCGCCGTCGAGCGTGTACCAGACCTTGCCGCTGGTGTCGAGCGTGCCCACCCAGTATTCGAGCACGGTCTTGACCGCCACCGCGCTGTGCGCGCCGGTCACGCCCGCCGCCGTCGCCGCCCAGCTCACGCCGCGATTGGTCGACTTGATGATCGTGTTACTCGCGCCCACCGCCAGCAGCACGCCCGCGCCGCCGTGGATGCGATTGAGGTTGTTCGAGGTCGTGCCGGCCGCCGACAACACGCTGACGCCCGACAGGATATCGGTTGACAGATAGATGTAGCCGCCATCGGCCACGAAGTAGACCCGCGTGGGGCTTTCCACGAACATATCGTTCGGCGTTTTGGCAGCCACGAAGCCGCTTGATACCTTTGTCCACGTCCCCGGCACGCCGGTCATCTGATTGATCTGACTGACGTAGTAGGCGTTTTCGGTCTTCGAGACCACCACCAGATACTGACCGACGATGTCGATCGCGGTGACGAGACTGCCGATCGCCAGCCCGGTGATCGCGCTGGCGGCCCAGGTGCGCCCGCCGTTGGTGGTGTACTCGACCACGCCGTTGACCGCGCTCGACCCGCCGGCGGTCTGCTGCAATTGATAAATCCACTGCGTGCCGTCGTTGCCGGGGCCGCAGTCCGAGCACTGCGCAAAGCCGCCGTACACGCCGTCGACCACCTCGGTGGTCACCTCCACCGACGCGACTTCGCCGATCGGGATGCCGCCGACACTGTACACATCGCCCAGCCACGAGAATTGCACCGCCGCCGTCGACTCGTCACTGCCGTCGAACGGCGTGCGCCCGGCATAGGTCTTGTCGCTCGACAGACCGCGCGACAGCACATTCATCGTCAGCCAGCCGTTGAGCGGATCGGCCGGGTCGTTGCACAGCCCCTCCGACTCGTAGATATTGATCGGGCAGTTGAGCCGGAACTTGTACCACGGGATGCCGCCGAATTTCTGCTTGAAGGTGATCTCGGCGCTCGGAATGTCCGGCGCGTCGATCGTGATGCCGGTCTGCTTGAACAGCCCGCGCACCTGCGGGTCGTTGACGTTGATCGCGTTGATACCGCCACGATCGGGCCGCGAGATGTCACCGACCATCAGATACTGCTCGTCCATGCCCGCAAACCGATACGGATTATTCGGAGCCGGGCCGCCGCGCTGGGTGAAGGCGCGAATAAAGTTCTGGGTTAGATTTTCGTTCGTCTGCGTAACTGGCATGTGCGTGCTCCTTTAGGCGATGAAGCCCCGACGTAAAATGTTGTCACTCGACATCTTCCAGGCCTGGATATGCCCCAGGCGCGTGCCGAACGGATTATCGAGATCCCGCTGGCTGCGCTGGTAGCGCTCGGTCTCGGTGGCCTGTAAGGCCATGTCCATCTGTAAATCGTGCAGTCGCTCATTGGTTTCGCGACACGCGACGATCCGGCGCTTGACCTCCGCTGCGGCCAGCATGGTCACGACCTGTTGCCACTTCTTCGCCATCACGCCGCGCTCTAAGGGGTAGCCGGCCAGATAGCGCAGGACGACCCGATCCGGCTCGGCGTAGCAGTTGCACGCGCTCATGCCCGACCAGAAGCCGGTGCTGGCGTTGTAGGCCGCTGCGGCCGGTGTGATCAAGCCCAGCGTGCGGTCGCGAATGCCGGCCCGCGCGATCACCTCCGCGAATGTGCCGGGGTCGGTCGCGCCGTTCAGCGGCCCCACGCAAAAGCCCGCGCCCCAGCCGCCGCAGTCGCTGCTCTCGTACTGCAAGGTGGCCTGGCAATCCGTCGTCGTCAGCCCGTCGCCGTTCGTGGTGCGCTGGTACACGTCCAGGCTGGTCACGAAGTTGGTTGTGCCGAGTGGCGTTAAGGCGTTCAGGATCGGGCTCTCGTAGAGGACGGGACGGACCACGAGCCACCGGCGGCCGATGATCGTGACGTTGCCGCCGGCGATCGCCACCTGGATCGGCTCGATCCGCCAGCGATCGAACGTGCGCGTGTCGTCGAAGCGATCGGCCGCGCTGAAATAGACCGCGATCTGACTGATGTCGGTCACACTCGTCGGCAGCGTGATCGTAAAGGTGTCGTCCATGCCGCTGTTGAACTCGTCGCTGTAGACCAGCGTCCCGCCGCCCACCGTCGCGCTGCCGATCAGGGTGAGCTGCTCGACCCCCATCGCCTGGATGTGAAATTCGGGCGCCATGACCGCCACCCGCCGCCCGGTCGCGTCCACATCGCGGTAGCGCACCATGGACGCATCGTTAAAACGCGGCCATTCAAGCGGATCGGTCTCGACATACTGCGGCGCGACGCGGTAGCCCAGGTAGTCCAGGAGCATCTGCTCGGCGCGCTCGATCGCGCGCCTAAGATCGTCCCGCCCCGCCGTATCACTGCCCTGCCAGCTATACTCTCTGAGCAGCCCCGAGCACTTGGACTGGTCGACGATCGGGCCGCCGGCACAGCCCCAAAACAACCAGGGGTTGAGCCCGATCTCTTGTCTCCAAATGTCTAAAGGCAATAAATTGCTCATAGCGATCTCAATAGCAGCCAGAACACCAGCCCGGCCAGCGCGAACGCGGCCAGCGCGAGCAGCAGCGGCGTGCGGTCATTCATACATCCCCCCACGCTAGAGCGTTGAGCTTCAAATAGGCCAGCGCTTCGATGTTACTCTGCCGAATAGGCGAGCGCGTCCCGGCGAACTGGATGAAGCGCATCTTGTCCACGCCAGAGGCGGCAATCGTGACGATCGCGCTGGGAACGGAGCTATAGGTCACGCCGGCCGTCGCTGATGTGACGGTTGCGATCGGAACCTGCAGCGCGGTCGCGATCAGCCCCCTTAGGCCGGCCATGGTCATGTCGGCGTCGTTGAACAGCGAGCGCATCAGCACCGCATCGCCATCGAGCCTGGTTCGCCAGTGCATGAGCTCAGCCGGCTGCGGATGACTGAGCGGCCCGATCACGCGCAACGTCTCACGAAACGCATCTTTCTGCGCCTGGGTCAAGCTGATGTTTTCCGCGCCTAAATATAAAGAAACGGTCATTGCGTTGCCGCCGCTAACATCTCGGTCGCCGAGAGCGTGCGATTGAACAGCGCGCCGTACCCAAGGATGCCATTCCAGACCTGTGCGGCGGCCGTCGATAGCGCGCCGATGATCGTCTGGGTGCTGCTCAGGCTGCCGGCGAATACGCCCAGGCCGGTTTGGGTTACGCCCGATTGCACGCCGGACACGTAAAATTTGACCGCATCGCCGGCCTTGTCCCATGTCAGACCGACGCAAAACGCGATCGACGGGCTGAAGCTGATCACGCCGGCCGTTTTGCTCACGCCGCCGGCGACGTACAACCAGTCCACCTCGTTGTTCGCGATCGCCTTATTGATACCGATCCGGTTGTTCGCATCCACTTGCAACAGGATCATGCGGCGGCTAATGCCGTCCAGCCAGACGCTCGGCGCGCTGACCTTGCCCCAGATCACAAACGATCCTTGCGCGCCATTGAACGCCGCCGCCAGACTGGGGGTAAAGATATTGTTAAAGCTCGTCGCGCCGTCGAAGCTGGGCGCCGTGCGCCCGTCGCCGATGCCCGGCTGCCCCAGCGTTACGCCAGTGTACGCGCCGTTCCGCCCGTTGCCGCTGCGGTCAAAGGCGACGCTGCCCGACGGCTCATCCATCGGCCAGTAGGCGATCGGGCCGAGCGCGGCGATCTTTGCGCCATACGCCGATCCGAGATAGCCGCTGACCACGCGCACTGGGATGGGCGGCCCTCCAAGGGTGAATCCGTTGCCGCGCGAGACCACGATCGGCACGGGCTCATTCCCCTGCGTCGGTCGGTTATCGAACACCTCGACCATCGGACGCGCCGGGCCGGCTTCGGTCGGGCGGCCATCGCTCACGACCGCCACGCGCAGCGCCGGGCCGCCGTCGGGCGGCTGGTTGGACGTAAGCACTGGAATCGCTGGCCCGGCCTGGGTCATCGCTTGTGCTCCCACTTCCGAATGATCACGGTCACGCCCGACAGCGCCAGCCAGGTCAGCGGCCAATCGCCCTGATAGTCAATCCACAGCGCGAATGGCAGCGCGATCCACACGGACATACAGATGATGCACGCCAGCCCGCGCCCGATCCATGTCTCCGGTTTAGGCAGATTGCGCAGCCAGGTAAACACGGAAAACGGCCCTTCCTCATCCGTCAGCATCCGCGACAGGCGATAGACCGCCAGGCTGGCCAGCACGAAGGTCATTGCCTGCATAGCGTCTCCGTCAGCCAGTGCCCGATCGCCACATGGCAGTCCTCGATGATACCGTAGTGCTCACTCGGAACCGAAACGATCACATCCGGCTCGATATGCGGTCGATTCAGCGGGCCGCCATACAGCGCACTCGTGACCAGCCCGCACGGTATCCCCTTCGCCCTGGCTTCGCGCAGCGCGTAATAGATATTCGGGCTTGTGCCGCTACACGACAGGCAGATCAGCGCATCATCAGCTCGCACGAGTCGGTTCAGCTCCGCCCCGTAGACATTCGCATAGTCGCTATCATTCGCCCACGCCGTCAGCACCGCCAGATTACTGCCGAGCGCCTGTACGCGCCTATTTGCCGCCTTGGATAGGTCGCAGACCCAGTGCTGCGCGGTACTCGCGCTGCCGCCGTTCCCCGCGAGCCAGAGCGTGCCCTGGCAGGCCTGCACGAAGGCGATCAGCGGCGCAATGTCGAGGCGCGCGAGCGCCTGGGTCAGCTCTTCGATATAGTTCACGAATACACCACCTGGCAGCCCGGCCCGCCGACACGAATGGGCACATGGCGCAGGCCCAGCGCCCGCACGATCGCCGCGTGGCGCTCAGGCGGCGCCAGAAACAGCAGGAAGCCGCCGCCGCCCGCGCCGCACAGCTTGCCGCCCCACGCGCCAGCACCGCGCGCGGCATGATAGAGCTGGTCATAGTGTGCGCCGAGAAACCGACGTTTTATTTTCCATGCCGTGTCCATCAAGAAACCGCAACGGTCGAGCACGCCATCGGCAAGCACTACCGCGAACTGTGATGCAAGCTCAGCCAGTTGCCGCACATCGTCGCGATCCTGCCTCTGGCTGGCCAGCACCGCGCCCGCGTCGCCCTGCCTTGCGCGGCCCGTGTCGAGCAACAGGCAGTGTGCAGAGAGCGCATCGAGATCACAGGGAATAGGGTGCGATAGCACCGATCCGCCCGGCTGGAAACTGTACAGACGTAGGCCGCCGTAGGCCGCCGCATGCTGATCCTGTTGCCCGATGTCGTGGCGACAGCGCTGCATCTCAATTTCGCACGCCATCGCGGCAAGATAGCCCGGTGACCACAGCTTGTCGGCCATGAGCGCCTTGAGCAAGCCCACGGTGAAGCTACTGCTGCTGCCCAAGCCCGTGCCACCAGGAATATCCGCGATCGAATGCACCTCGATGCCCGATGCCGGGCCGCACATCCGAAGCGCCTCGCGTATGAGCTCGTGCCGCAGCTCCGCCACATCTGACACGTTCTCTGTCAGAGAATACGCCGCGCGGATCGACCCGTCGTACTTCGGATTGACCGCCACATAGACGTATTTGTCGATCGCGGCCGCGACGACCGCGCCCGGCTCTTCCTGGTAGAAGCTGGGTCGGTCGCTGCCGCCGCCCACAAAGCTGATTCGGAGGGGTGTTTTCGTGAGAATCATGCATTCACCACGTCTTATGCGCGAACAATATCGGCTCGCCATGCAGCGTCGCGGTCTCTTTCACGCCCCATCCGCCGTAGGGCGGCCCGAGCTCGCCCCAGTGACCATGCGTCGAAAACGACTGCGGCAGCACCACCCGCTCGAAGCCCTCGTTAATACAGAGATTGAGCGTCCACTGCTGCACGGCGATATGCGCGAAATAGGGCGCGGTGTCCAGCCAGCGGCGCAGATACGCCTGCCAGAGTCTGAGCCAGGTCGCGCGGGTGGCCACGACGCAGCCGGCATTACCGATCGGGTCGGCCGCGCTGGTGTGAAAGCGTTCGCCGATCTCCTCGTCACTGACCAGCGGCTGAATGCGGCACAGCTCGTTGATCATATTGTCGCCGCCCACCTTGGGCTCGTTCGGCCCGATGCCGATCTGGCCGTCCTGCCAGCCTTGCAGCCAGGCCCATTCGTCAGGACTGAAGGGCCGCTGCATCTTCACATCGCCGTCGATACAGATGATCACCGCGTCGTCGACGGTCTCCAGATACGGAAGCCAATTGCCGTGCTGAATGCAGCCGTTGCCGGGGTTGCCTAAGCTCCGATCGAGCATCCCGGCCGGGATGGTGTAGCAGCTGACGCCATCGGGACAGTCTGGCGGTTCGCAGCCCACCAGTCCCAGCGCGACGCACGCAGGATCGGCGTGCTGCGCTAACAGCTCCAGCGTGCCGATCTCGGCGAGGCGTGCTAGATAGCCGTGCGTCGCGATCGTGGTGATCACGACTTCACGAACACCAGCCCCTGCCGCGTACTGAACGGGTGAGCGCCGTTCGCTCTGACCCAGATTGCCGCTTCGGTGTCGAGCGCCCATCCGTGCTGCTCCAAAAGACTAATCCAGTACCCCTGCGGCTGACAGTTGACATGGTGCCAGCCCGGAAAGCCCGGCGGCGCGGCGGTGAGGAACAGCACATCGCCGACGGCGAACGTTGCGAGATAGTTGTCCTGGTACTGCGCCTCGACGTGCTCCACGAACTCCATACACCAGATCAGGCCAAAGCTCCGCACGGGGACAAATGGCCCCATCGTGTAGTCGTGAATGATGACGTTCGGCCGCTCCATATGCGGATCGCCGTCAATCCCCCAGGCGTCGTAGCCGCGCTCTTCCGCCGCCTGCACCATGCCGCCCGGCCCGCAGCCCACATCCAAAAACGAGTTCTTGCGAAACCGCACGGTCAGATAGTCGAGCGTGGCCGTGTCGATGTTCGAGTTGCCGAAATGGCCGCCCAGGTGCGGCGGCAGCGTGCGCTCGGCGTCGGTCAGCGGCTGATCGTCGGCCATCCGCGCTTCCTCCGATCCTCATACAGCCGCCCATCGCGCTCGACCTGTGCGCGGCCCTCGGCATACACCCGATCGTCATCCCCGCCGAAATAGGGATGGTCGTGAAAGAGCGTGGCCCACGGCGCTTTGGCGTACAGGCCATCGACTATCGCGCGCTGGCAGAGTTCCGTGTCCCCAAAGTTATGGTCGTACCAGACCGGCCAGCCGCCATAGCGATCGAGCAGGCTGCGGCTGATCAGAAAATGACAGCTATGGCCGGTCTCGTGATGGCCATCGTTGAAGCCCACCATGCCCGGCCCATCGCCAAAGGTCTGTGTGTAAGCGGCATAGGCGCGCTGGAGCCAGTGCTGGCCTGGTAGGAGATCGTTGGCGAGATTGCAGAGCAGCGGCGCGTCTGCGCGTTCCGTAACCATTGTCAGCGCTTGCCAGTAGGTCAAGCGCGGCGTTCGGCTTGTCGCCATAATGACCGTTTGCGGCATGGCGCGCACGATGCCGTTGATCATGCTGGCGTCCTCACCACCCCCCGCGAGATACAGCCGCCACGCCACATCGCCCGCCGTCGCCAGCAGCCGCTTGACGTTGCGCACGGTCTGCTCAGGGCGGCCGCGGCACGGCATAATCGCGGCGATCATCGTCTGGGCCTCAGCACCTTCGTCTGCGCGTCGGGCGTCAGCACGTCGGTCGGTTTCAAGATCGGCAGCGGCGTAGGCGGCTCAGGCCCGTCGAACACCGGGATCACGCGCACCGGAATGCCGTGCTCGATCAACCAGTCGGCCTGATCGCGGGTCACGTCCTTGTAGCGGTCGATCGCATTATTCCCCAGCCGGATCGCGTTCGCCCGGTCGGGGTACTCCCAGGTTTGTGCGCCGCGCTCCTCGCCTAAGTACTCCACGCGCACCTTGCCATCCGCCATCTCGGCGGCGTGCGGGAACGGCGCGCCCATGCTGGCATCGCGGGCCACGCCCACAAGATCGGCGTCGCCGCCACAACATGTCGCCATGGGTATCCTTCCTTCCGTATCACGATAGCGCACTAACACCGCCTCCATCAGCTCCTGCGGCCCGCCATAGAAGCGCGTCATCCGATCGCCCTCGTACACGCGATAGGTAAAGATCGGCTGCGGCAGCCGATGGCCGCACACGCCGGCCATTGCGAGGCGCAGATGAAAGCTCCAGTCCTCCCAGGCGTCCACGCCCTCATCGTAGCCGCCCACCTGCAGCGCCAGCTTGGTCGGAATGAGCGCCGTCACGACGTGGATGTTGTGATGCCGCATATGGTTTTGCACGTACTCCGGCGCCGGCCGGAGCATCGTGCGCCCGTCGCGCTCTAAGGTGTACGCGTCCGCATACACGTACCCATGCCCCCCGCGCCCGTACTCGCGCAGCAGGTTCTCAACCGCATGCGGCAGCAGATAGTCGTCGGCGTCCAAAGGTAGGATGAACGCCCCGCGCGCGACCGCTAAGGCCCGGTTGCGCGTGTGCGCCGGCCCGCGCCGCTCGCCGTCCGATGGCAGAATGGTCACGCCGTCCATGGGCGCGACATCCGCGCCGCCGTCGCAGGCGATGATTATCTCGCAGCGTGAGGCCAGGCTCTGCCAGGCCACGCTGGCGGCCGCCGTGCGGACGTGTTCGGCGTGGCGCGGCCCGCAGGGCGTGATGATTGAGACTAGCGGTTGAGCCATCGGCGCCACCATGGCCTTTCCAGCTTGAGGATGCGCTGGGTGAGATCATCAATGCGGCGATTGGTCGCGTTACGTTCGTAGACAAACCAATCGTAGGTCACGAGTGCATCAGCCCGCGGCGCAAAGTACACCGGCGCAGCAGGGATTGTGTGATCGGCCAACACCTTTTCGGCTTCATCGCGGGCGATATCAGCGATCCACTCTGCATCATTACTCATCGGCCACCCTGCCTTCCGCGCGGTTGTGGCTGCGCCTGAAGCAACTGCTGCGTTCTGTAGCGGTGCAGCTCAACCGTACCGATCTGATCCAACTCTTCCTGGAGGATACGATCGCGGTTCTCGGCGGCCGTGCCGGTGATACGCGCTGTGCAGATCAGTTCGCCCTCTAGCCATGCCAGCAGCGTATGCGTCTCCTGATCTGCGATACGCTTGATGTCGTCCGATCGAACGATCAGCGTCCCCTCTTTGGTTGTGAAGGTGCACAGCATGCTCGGTCTCCTTCCAAGCCTCCGTGGTGAGCGCGCGACGGATAGCGGAGTCTCTATCTTTTCGGGCCGTCGCCCTAGTCGCGCGCAATTCCGTCCTAGGCGTTTGGATAGAAGTACGGCAGCGGGCTGGTCGGGCTGCCGCCATTCTCGAAGTACGGATTAGCCGGATCCCACTCCTGCTCGTGAATGCTGTAGGTGTAGCGCAGGTTCTGGAACCTGGCCGCCAGAAACGGCGTGAGCAGAATCAGGCGCGGGCGCTCGATCACCTCGACCTGCACACAGGTGTGGGTGGGCGACAGCCGGCTGAACAGGAAGCGTCCGTTGTCCAGCACCTCGAAGTAGCCGCCGGGGGCCATGCGGCTGGCCGCGGCGACCGCCTCGGCGTTCATATCGAAGTATTCCCAGTACAGACTGGGCTGGCCGTTCACGGTGAGGGGCAGCATGTAGATGTCGCTCTGATACGTTCCGACCACGCCGCCGGCGGCAATCGTCTCACTTATCGTGTCGTCGATGACGACCTCGTACTCCTTGCCCTCGATCGGCAGCATGCGCGTCGATCGCAGCCGGTCGCGCATGTTGGTCTGCTCTTCGAGGCTGGAGGTACGCACGATGCCGTAGCTGGTCGGGCACCCGCTGGTCGCGTACACGCACGGCCAGATGCTGCTGAGCGTCAGCCACGCGCCGTAGCGCATACTAAGCGCCCATTTGACATCGAGGCCCAGCTGCTCGCCCAGGCGCTCCATATTGTTGACCGCGTTCGCGAGCAACGCGTAGATCGTGCCGCCGGCGGTGTTGATGCTCGCGCCGTTGAGATCGACCACCAGGCTATCCACCGCCGCGCACAGCACGCCCGTCCTGGCGTCGCGCTTGCCGGTCGCGATCTGCCGATCGAGGCCGTTGAACTGCTGATAGCCCAGTGAGCCGGCGGTGGTGATCGCGTTGCCGGTGTAGACGTTGCGGGCGTAGTCGCGCGCGTAGCCGTTGAACAGCTCGGCGATCTTATACTCGTACTCGGTCTGGAAGATGCGCTGCCAGTTGATCGGCCCGGGCGTCGGCACATCGCCGCCGGGCTGCCCCAGCAGCACGTTATCGCGGAACTCGCCGCGATTGATCGTCTGCCCGGCGTACTTGATGTTCAGCACCTGCGACATGCGCCCCTGCTGGCCGAAGGGGAAGGTCTGGATGCAGGTCTTGAAACTGCCCACGGTCGGCCAGTCGGCGCACGCGGCGGTCGGCTCGCTGCCGGTGCTCGCCAGTTGCCCGGTCAGCACCGGGTACAGCTCGTTGGTATTCACGCTCTTCATGACCGGGATGCGGCCCGCGATCCCCTTGGGCATGATCATCGCGTTGACGATCTGTTTGTTCAGGCCGGGGAAGCCGAGCAGGCCGCCGGGGCCGTGCAGCGGCGTGCCTGCGGCCGTGCCGGCGTCTTTCGTCGCGATCATGTTCAGCAGCGCCACCGCGTCGGGGCTGAGCGTCTGCTGCTGGAGAGGACTGTAGGTCATGTCATCACTCCTTCGGGTGGCGTTGGTTACGGGTCAGAACTATTGTGCGGGCGGCGGCGGCGTCCATCCGGCAAAGCCGCCACCGGCGTCGGTGCGATAGAGCGCGGGCATCGTGCGCGCGGCGATCGCCGCGTAGGGTCGGCTCGGGTCGTTTGGCACATCGGGCGCGTTCGGATCGGGCGGCGCTTGCGGCCCGGCGCTCTTCAGCGCTTGCGCCACGTCGTCCGGTAGGATGGTGGCGGGCTGATCACCCTCGATCTGGGCCAGCTTCTGCGCAAGCGTGGCGATCTGTGACTTGATGGCGACGACCTCTGCCGCGCGCGCGTCGTCTTTCTGGGCCACGCCGCCGTACATGCCCTTCAGCTCGGCGTGCGCGTCGCCGATCGACTTGACCATATCCTGCATCTTCAGCACCGGCGCTAAGAGCGCGCCGAGCTTGGCGGCGAATTCATCCCAGGACATGTCGCCGAGATAGTCGCCCTGCATGTCGCCGCTATCGCCCTCGCCGGCGTCCATTTCGGCGGTCTCTTCCTCCGGGGTTTCGGCGGCCTCCTCCTCGGGCGAGCCCTCGACCATCGCCGGCGCGGCAGCCTTGACGGTGTAGACCACCCCGCCGATCGTGATCTCCTCCGGAGGCGCGAGCGTCGCCTCCTTGAAGGCAATCTGCTGCGCGTGCGCGTCCTTTTCGGTGGTGAGCAGCTGCTTCCCCAGCTCCAACCCCTGCTCAGGGGTCAGGCCCAGCTCCTGATACATCGCCTTAAAGCGGCGCTCCATTTCGGCTAGTTCCATGGTGTGCTCCTTGACCGTAAAGCCGGTAAACAGATTCGACGCGCGTGCGAACCGGCGCGGCACCGGGCTGCGCTCAAACGTGCGAATAGCCGAGAACACGCCGTTATCGTCAGGCTGCTCCGGCGTGTACAAAAAGCCCGGCGACATCTCGTGCCGATCGGCCACGCGAGCCATCTTCGTCGCAATCGCCGCGCTGCGAAACGTGCCGCTCTCAATCCGTGTGCGCCCAATCACCACGCTGTAGTCGCAGTCGCCGATATCGATCCCAGGCCCCCACGGCGCCTCCAGATTGGCCGGATCGGGCTGGCCGATATGCCAGTAGCGCAGCGGGCCGAACTGACCGCTCGCCATCATGCGCTGGCTGTCGGCGTCTAGGGCGGCCTCGCTGATGATCTCGCCGTCGCGGTCGCGGTAGGCGGTGGTCGTGCGCGCGATCCAGCGATGCTGGCCAGAATGATCTTTGAAGACGACAAACGACTTCGTGCGCCAGTCCTCCGGCAGCGCGTCCATCGCGCCGATCGCGCGGGCGCGGCGGATAATGCCCTTCTTCACCGCCGCCTTGTCGTGCTTGGTGCGCCCCAGGCTCCGCACGGCGTCTTTCACATCCTGCGCGGTTTTGATGGGAAACGACCGATCGGGGCCGGCAAAAACGCCATCGTCGAGGTTGCTGCGCTTGATGCCGCCATACGCCTCAGCCTTGACCCGCCACATGCCGCTCGATTCATCGGCCATCCCCGCGTCGGTGAGTTGATTACGCTGGGCCTGGGTCAGCTTGGTTCCCGCCTGCGCCTGGCGCTTCAACCGATCGAGCACGCGCTGCTGTTTGGCCTGGCGATCGGCGACGGCTGCAGCGCGGCGCGCTTCCACCTGGCGGCGTCGCTCGGCCGTAGCCTGCTGGCGCGCTGATCGCGCCGCGTCAGCGGCCTCCTGCCGAGCCGATCGCGCTATATCGGCGGCCTGGTGGTTCGCGCTGCCGCCACCACCACCACCACCGCCGCCGCCAGCCGCAGGCTTCTTCTTCGCCGCTGCCGCCGCCGCTGCGCGCTTGGCATCGGCCGCTCTCTTCCGCTCGGCCGCGGCCTGCTGGCGCTCCGTGCGCGCCGTCGTGCGGTCGCGCGCGCTGGAGATGATCGCGCCAGTGCGCCCCGCGTCGCCCGATGCCGCCGCCGTCATGGCCGCGCGCCCCGAGGCGCTCAGGCGGTAGCTGCCGTCGCGCGCTTGCTCGACCAGGCCCGCCTCGACGAGCCCCCCGCGCTGCACTGCCGACGGGTCGCGCGGCTGCTCGCCGTCCGCCAGGTCGCCCAGCGCCGCCTGCCCGTCGGGCGCGATGTTCATGCCGGAGAGGATCTTCTGTCGGTTCTGGGCGTGCTCCGTGATGCGCGCTAATCGCTTCTGTTCCGCCGTCTGCGCGACCTTCTTGGGCTTCTTTGCGGCGCCGCCGCCCTTGCCGCCGCCCTTCTTTGGCTTGGCCGTTTTGATGGGCGCGCGCGCCGTCGGCTTCGGCTGCTTGCTCAGGACAAACCCGCGCTGCGGTTTCGCGCCGGCGGGCGTGCCGCCGCTGCCGGCCTGGAACTTGCCGGTATCGCCCCGATACAAATTGCCGACGATCTGCTTGGCCTTCAGGCGCATGCCCCACTTGCGGTTTTTGCGCGCGCGCCGCGAGCCAAGCCCGGGCGTGCCCAGCAGACCGCCGGGGCCGTGGAGCGGGGTTCCTGGTTGTGGTGCGGCGTCGGACATGGCAGGTACAAAAAAGGCGGTGCTACCCCTCGATAGGAGTAACACCGCCCGTATTCCTACGTTCAGCGAACTTAGATTGTGGTGGAGGCCCCGGCTTTCACGGTGGAGATGCCACACGCGGCCGCATGTGCATTGCTCGCCCCTGATAAGTATAGCGCGGGTGTCAATCGCGCGCCAACGACTGCCGATCGGATCGCCGCTCCGCGCGAGTAACAACCGGACACGGCTTGCCTAAGAGCCGCGCCAGCACCACGATCGTGGAGAGCAGCAGGCTATACAGTTGCTCAAGCTCTTCCTTGGTCGCGGCGGCGGGAATCATTTCATCACCTTCAGCGTTGCGCGGCTGTGCGTCGGGTCGTCCACGAAGCGCACGCGCCTACTCACATTGATCTGCTCTGTATGGCCGCGCGCCGCCATCCGCATCGCCTGGGCCAGCCAGGACGCGGCGCTGTGCCAGTCCGGCCGCATGGCCATGAGCAGCAGCTGCATCAGCGTGGCGTTGCGCTCGACCAGGTCGGGCCGATCGGGCGGGAAGAGTGCGGCGGCTTCCACGCGATCGGGGAGAATATCCAGCACAAAGCCCTCCGACGTGCCCATGGTGCGCTGCCCGTCTTCGGACTGCGACCAGACGAACGACGCCGGCGGCTTGCTGAATAGCTCAACGAGATCCAAAGAAGTCCTCCATCGCCTCCCGCAGCGTCTCGGGTTTCCGGTGCTGCGCCGGCGCGGGATAGGGCGGCGGGTAGGCCGCTGGCGGGTCGGTCGGCTCCGGAGCAGTGGTCGCGTCGGGATCGGGCGTGGCCGTCGGCGGCGCGGGCGTGAACGTCGCGCGCGGCGGCAGTGGCGCGGCGCTCCCGTCGGTCACGAGCGGGCTGAACGCCAGCATGGCCAGCAGGAACAGGACGGCAAACAGGACGATCACGATTCGCATCTACACCTCTGCATCAATGGCCCTTTGCATTATTTGCGCGAACTGCCGGCGCCACTTCTCGGCGATCACCTGGTCGAACGCGCGCGCTTCCGTGCCAGGGTGATGGATCGGCTTCCGCGTGAATACCACATTCCTGCCCTTGCTGCCCGCCCCGCTCCCGATCGTGCGCGGGACGGTCTTTGATCGGAACGGCGTGCGAAAGACCAATGTGCCGCCCGGTCGCGGCGCGATAATGTGCGGCCGTGTGCCGACGTTGAGCCGCGTGTAGTTCTCGTCATCCGTCCCGATCGTGCGCGTGTAGGCGGTTGGGCTGTCGATCGCAAACGTCGGCTTGTCGTCGAACGTCTGCGCGGTCACACGAAAGTCGGTCTGGATCGCCAGCGCGGTCGCGTTCATCGTGTTGGTGATCGCGCGGGCCATCGCCTGCGGATTCACGCTCAGCTTCTTTGGAATAATAACCCTGCTTTTACCCACCTTGCACTACTCCAAATCGGACTCTGAGCGGCGCCCAGTCCTGCCCGCGCTGTTTGCAGATCTGGCAGTGGTCGGTCGCGCCGAGCACCCAGGTGCAATCATAGTTGCCGTCCCCCGCAAGCCGCTGCACGTCCCACATGCACGTACAGTTGGTCAAACACCGGCTGGATCCATCGGCCGGCATGGCCGGCAAAGGCAGCATATCGACCGCGCCCCGCCAGTAGGGCGTCTTAATCGACCCGGCGTACATATTCGCGCGCGCGTTCCACCCCGCCTGCCACTGGGATCCGTCCTGCAGCTCGATGCCGAACTCACCCAGAAAGCGCAGCTGCGTCGCGAGATCGGTGGTCACCGCCGTCTCCATCGCCGGCGTGAGCGCGTTCGTCTCACCCCCGGCCAGCATCGCCGCGCCGTGATAGCGTGCCAGTTGGCGGCTGACCTCCTGCTGCCAGGCCTGCACGCCGTCGGGATAGGCGGCCTCCAAACTGTCGGTCGCGGTCGCGATCAGCTTCGACAACCTAGCGATCAGCCAGGTCAGCGGCGACGGCGGGCTAGGCACGCCGGGCCGCCTTGCCTAAGCGCTTCGCCCAGCCCATTTCCGACTCGAGCAGCGCGGCCGCGTCGTCATCCGCCGCGTCCTTGGTGGCCACGCCTGTCCCCAGTGGGGAGTCGAACCGCTCATCACCCCATGCGAGTGTGACTTGTGCGAATGTTACCGGCGTCTCGACACGGATGGCCGGCGTCGGCGCGTCACTCGGCACATACGCCACGGTGATGTGCGGCGTGAAGCCGTGATTCTGCGCGTAGTCGAAGCCTGATTGCTCGATCCAATCGACCAGGGACTGGCGCAACTCGGGCAGTCCCGGTACATCGGGCGAGACGAAGACCGCATTTGTGCCATCGTCTTCCGTATGAAAGAATCGCCCGAGTCCGTTGATGTCGCCCTTCAGCGGCTGGCCCTTTTCCGCCGCCCACTGCTTGACTGCCGCAACCAGACGATCTTTGTTCGTCGCCAGCGCCGTCTCGCTGCTGTCGCCCAGAAACGCCAGCGTGAGGTGCAGCGTATCGATCGGCTCGGTCACGCCCGCTTGCGCGGCGATCGTGCGTGCGGCGGCGGCATCGGGGTAGAGCGCGATCATCACGCCGGTGTGTCCAGCATCCTTGGTTGCCGTCGCTAGTCCCGGCGCTTGCTGCTTTGGCGGCGCGGTCGGCGCGCTCTGGATGAGCGCGAGACTTGCCGGTGACAGGTCGCCACGATCGGGCTGTTGTTTTTCATCGTCACTGAGCTGCCCGCCGCTGGTCACGTCGCCCGCCACCAACTCCTGCGGCAGATCCTCACTGTCGACCGCTAGCTGGCGCGCCATCGCCGGGCTAATCTCGCCAGAGTCTACCTGCACCTTGCGGGTGTCGGCGCGCAGCTTCTGCACCTCAGCACGCGCCTTCTGGTCGCGCATATCGTGCTCGTCCACGAATTGCAGTTCGGTCGTCGCCGGCAGCACGCGGTCGCTCACCGTCTGTTCCCACCACTTGATGAACGCCGCGATCCCAATGCCCTGCCCGGCTTCCTGGAGCACCACCGTCTGCGTGCCGGTGCCCAGCCCCTGCCCGGATAAGGGCTGGATATCCTGCACCGGCACGCCGATGCAGTTGGCGTAGATCAGGTAGCCGTTGTCGCGCTCGTCTTTGGGCACGAAGTTGCTGAGCAGCTCCTTCAGCTTGACCTCGACCATGCTGATCGGCGTGTCGCTGGGGATCGCCCCCAGGATCGTGCCGAGATAGTACACCAGCCCGCGCGCCTGGGCGTCGGCCTCGCCACTCCGGAGGATCGCCTGCAACGTCGGGTCGTTAATGCCCTGCAAAAACACCAGCTTATTCGCGCCGCCGCCGGTCAGGTTCTCGTAGACCAGCTGCTCCATCGCGGCCAGCTTGGCGATCGTCTTGTAGGCGCGATCGGCAGCGCTGCGCCCGACGCCGAACAGCTCGGCGCGCGGGCTGGGTTGGTCGGCATACATCAGCACCTGATCCCACCGGAGGATCTGCTGCATGCCGTTGATGGGCATGTAGCGCACCGGGTAGGCCAGATTGCCGGTGCGAATGCAGCGGAGGGAGTCCATGTGGTAGAGCCCGGTGATCTTCGCGCCGGGTGAGGAGGTGGTCACCGCCGCCTCGCTGAAATCTTGTCGCAGCGCGCCGCTCACGATCTGCGGCTGGGCGGCCTTGACGCGGATCGGCGTGGTCGTGTCGCCCTGCCTGCGAATGCGGATAAACACGCCGTTGTTGGGCAGCAGCAGATCCTGCACGACCTTGAGCGCGAACGGAACCCAGCCCTCGCCGCCGTTCGCCCGCTTCAGCAGCTCCTGGCTGGCCGCGACTTTGCGCGACGAGTCCGTGCTGTCGCTCACGATGTAGCCGTGCGCCGCAAACTTGGTGGCCGTGCGCGCGACCGCGGCCGCCCACATCGACTCCTTTTCGAGCGTGTTACAGAGTACCCAGTCGCGGCGCGGGCTCCAGTAGGTTGGGAGGTCGGTGTAGGACGGCGGCGACATCAGCCAGGGGAAGGCCAGGCCGAACACCGCCGGGGCGCTCGACGGGTACTCCAGCGTGTTGCCCTGGATGGCCGAGGGGGCGAGGGTGTCAGTCATTGCTTCAGCCCTTCAAGAAAGCGTTGTGCGGTCGGCATATGCCAGCGCGCGCCGTCCCACACAAAGCCCAGCGCGAGCAGCCGTTGGGCGCGGCGCCGGCCAGTCCAATGCGGCGCATAGAACCAGCGTTGATAGACGGCCTTGGCAGCGGCGCGCTGTGCGATGCTCATTGCTCAAACCGTTGCGACCAGACCACGTAGCGGCACTCATCCGGCCCGTGGTCGAATTGCTTGATTGGCTTGCCGCTCACGCTATCGCGCCGGTAGCTGGCCATCTCCGCGCGAAAGTGCGTGCAGCGCGGATGCACGTGGACGCGCCGCCGCCCGTTGCGATCCTTCGCCAGCGCGCTGCGCAGCTCTTTGATACTTTCCTCGACATCACTCGGGCTGTTGCGGGTGTAGACGCCGGCGGCGTGCAGCCGGCCCTTCAGCTCGGCCGCCGACTTATCGACCACCGCGAAATCAGGGATCGGGTAGGGCAGCGCTTGCACCAGCTTGATATGGTCATCCGACAGCATCCCAACCGCATAGCTCTCGGCGAAGCGATTGAGCGATCCATCCGGGCGCAGCTGGTACAGGCCGAACACGCGCGGGTGGCTGTCGCCGGTGTACTGCCCGCTGCGCGGATCGAGCTTGCCGGTGTAGCCGTCGTCAACCCCCCACAGAATGATACCACCGCCGTCGATATACTCCGCCTCCGTGGTCACGTTGCCATCAGTCGGGCCGTCCGACCAGACATCATAGACGAGCCCGCTGGCCTGGATCCACTGGCCAAGCACGAGTCGCTGATACTCCACCCCGGAGAGCGTCGCCAGCCACGCGGTGTAGTCGGCGGGGTTGTGAAAGTTATCCGCGGCTGACGAAAAGTACACCGTCGCCTCGCCGCCATCGATCAGCCGCCGCTTAATCCAGTGCAGCGGCGCATCGGGGTTGGTCGTAAAAATCAGCTGCCGCCACGGCGCCGCCTTGCCGCGCATACGCGCCGACATCGCGCTCAGATCCTCTTCCTCGAACTGGGTGCCCTCTTCGAACCAGCCGATATCGACCGCGCCATCCTGCCCGATCGATTTGAGATTGTCGCGCGCGTTGTCGTCCAGGAGGCCGACGAACTGGAGGATCGATCCGTTGGCGTACTCAAACCGAAACTTGGGGCTGTCGACCCAGCGCACGGCGCGCGTGCTCCCGACGACCTTGCGACGCATAAACAGGATCGTGCCGCCGCTCATGCTGGTCTTTGCCTTGCGGGCGATCAGCGCGGTCGCGCCGGGATACCGGAGACAGTAGCCATGGATCTTCTCGCCGGCGAGGCGCGACTTACCGCCGCCGGCCGAGCCGGTCAGCAGCAGCAGCGGGCTTTTGTCGCGCCAGGGCGCGATCTGCCACGGCAGCGGATCGAACACCGCGATCGGGTTATGATTCGCCCTCCGGCGGTTTGTCGTCCCAGTCGTCGGGGGAAACATGGGTGTAGCCTTTGATATCGACGGTGCCGGAATGCTCCACCTGGTCGGTAAAGAGCTTGTGATGCTTGCCCAGCAGCGCTAAGGCGGCTTGCTGGTCGTACAGTTCGATCTCCGGCCCCCACTGGCCAGCCTTGAGCTTTTTGATCAGGTGGAGTTTGCCGGCCTTTTTCGCCTTGGCTAAATTCAATCGCCATCCGACGTGCGCCGCATGCGCGTCGTCTATGGTTTCAGCAGTTTCGATCGCGGCGTCCAGCTCGCTCACGTCGATGAAGTCACTGAGATCGGCGCGGGCCTGGTGCGAGAGGCGCGTCAGCGTTTCGTCCGATCCCATCTTCAGCTCAGTCAGGCGACGCTGAATTTCTTCCTGAATCTCAGGTATTCTCAGGTATTCATACGCAACCTGGTCGGGGCGCTTGTAGGTCGGGTCGGTGCGACGTGCCGCTTCTGCGCCGATCCAGCAGGTAAGATAGTGCGAGATGAACGCCTGGTGCTTTGCAGTCAGTTTCATGCCGAACCTGAGAATACCTGAGTTTTCACGGCGCCGGCTTGCGCTGGCCAAGCACCCACAGGATCGCTTCGTACACCGCGCGCGCGATCACCCAGCCAATCCCCACGAAGAATCCGAACAAGATCAGGT